CCTTGGCGGCGCTGTATCCTGCATCAAAGCCAGCTTCGTAAACGCGGTCGAAAAACTAGCGCAGCCCAGCCGAGGTAAAATGCGGATTATTAAGCAACCGCGGATTGCGCCGCGCGAGATCGGCCCAAAGCTGGTCGCGCTCGCTCATCAGTAACTTCCTCCTCCGGTTGATCGCAGGATGTCGCCTTCGACGTTGATGGCATCGGAGAGGCAAACGTAACGAAGCAAATCGACGAAGTCCTTGTTCGCTGAACGCTTGCCGTCCGCACCCGTATACGTCTGGATGCAGTGAATGACGTTCTTGCAGTTTTCGCTGATGTACAGCTTCGGCTGGTTGCGCGCGTCCACCGGCTTTTCGGGGTTGTATGACAGGGCATCGTTGATCATGCTGACGCCTTCATCGATGCTGTCGCCCGGGGTCGCCGTGAAGAGCATGCCGAGGTCGGCCATCTCGTCGATGAGGGTCGTTGGGGATTCCTTTCCGAGCGTGCGGGCGTTGCCGTAGCGCGAATCCATCCAGCGCTCAAAGATTTCCTCGCCGCCTTCGACGCGGAGGATTTCGTCTTTGTAGCGCTCCAAGCCAAAGCCGAAGTCTTGCTGCGCGGGTCCGGGCTTGCCGTCGAGCTTCTTGCCATCCGGCAGCGCCCACTCGCCGGCATAACCAATGCCCTCAATGTATGACGTTTGGTCGGGCCACTCGCGGTAGACAACGATGCGGCCGGCAGTGTCATGCACCGTCCAGATCATCGCCCAGTTTTTGCCGCTGGCCGGATCGACCCAGTGGTAGCGGGTGCCTTGCGGGACATCCGAGGCGCGGATGACGTGGACCTTGGGATTGAAGAGCGGGAAGCGGCCGCTGATGGCTTTGGTCGGGACACCGTAAGCGCGGCAGAGGATTTTTTCTTTGGTCTCGCTCTGCAGCTCCTTTTTCATCCGAGACCAGCCGGCCCAGGGATTGGACTGCGTGTGGAAGTAAAGGATCGGGCGACCCTTCGGATTGATCTGCTCAATGGGCACTTTGTCGTAGCCGGAGATCTCGCCTTTGTCGTTTTTGAGCGGGAGCAGCTCGGCGTCGGTGTCGGTGATGGTCTTGGCGCCGGACAAATAGTCGGCCACGGTTGGCGACCAGCCTTCGACCGGCGTGAAGGTCACGGCGAGCTTGCCGTTGCGGTCTACGAGGCGGAAACGGAGGGTTTCGAGGACATCCAGCGGGACCAGCTCGTCCGCCCAGGCAAAATCGATCTCGCCGCCCTCGAGCGTGCTCGGATCTTGGGCGTAGTTGCGGAAAATGCAGATCGATTGGTTCGGTGCGACAAATTTTGCCTCAGTAAAGCCACCCTTGACGCTGTAGGTGATGTTCGTGACCTGTCCCTTGCGCGCATTACGCCATTCCGGCGGCATATATTTCCATACACGGGGCTGCTGAAGTTCTATAGAATTTGGCGCGGTCGTTTGGAACAACCACACCACCGCTCCGGGCTTGCCATACATGGTCTTAATGGCTTCTTTCGCCGCCCATTCCGTCTTTCCCGAGCGGTTGCCGCCGAGCACCAAGATCTCGCGGTGCTTTTCCAACAATTCGGAGGCGCGCTTCCACACCGGCGGGATAAATCCATAGCGAAACGGGTCTGATGCCTCGCGGGCGATCAGTTCTTCGCGTGTTTTGAGATATTTCCAGCCCTCGTCCGGCCCTAGTTTCTCAAGCAAGTCGAGATCGACCTGCATGACAGGGTGCGGCGTGGGCTTGAAGCGTGTCTGGTGCTCGTTCACGAAATAGATCGGGCGCCGGCCGGTGCGTTTGCGCAACGCCAGCTTCCCCAAGCCGTTGGTTAAACCGGCGCGGCGCCCAAATTCTTGATGTCCATCGTGGGATTCTCCAAAACGACGAACTGATCGCTGCGCATGTAGCGCGTCTCGCCGGTGTCCTCGAGGATCACGGCGTAGATGTTGTTGAAATAGGCGCCCTGCGACTCCACATACCACACCGAGCCAAGACCGAGTGGTGTCTTGACGGGAACGGGGCGGGCGAATTCGTGGATCATGCAAAGTATGTGCAGGCGCCCCACTCGTCTCGCTCGGTGGAGCTGGGCATCCCGGAGATGGTCCGCGGCGTCACACCACATGAACGCCGGCGAGAACCCGCTTGAGCCTGCAACTTAAAAGTCATTTGGATTTGCGCTTGCGCGCGGCGAAGGCGGCGGCGAGGGCGGGCAAATTATTGCTGGCGCGGTCGCGGCCGACTTCGTTGTAAAGTTTGATAGCCTGCTTGAGCTTGGCCTTGATTTCTGGCGTGTCGGTCGGATAACTCGTCAGGTCGTACATGTCGCGGGGCTTAGTCATAAATGGTTACCCTCCATAGCCCGATTTGAGCCACCGCATAGCCCAACCAAATCAGACTATGCCAGTAGCGGTGCTGGATGAGGCCGAGGTCGATGGCGACAAAGAAATAAATGAAGCCGACCGAGGCGATAAGGGCGCTGGAGGTCATCGGCGCGCTTTGGCGGTCTTGGCGGATGCCCGAAATGCTTTGGCGGTCGGAGCGCCAGCGGAACCGGGTTTGCGCATCTTCTCGCCGCTTCCGGCGGCGATGCGGGCTTTTTTGGCGTGTATGTTGGCGTATAGTCCTGCGGGTTTTTTCATAAATTATTCTTCTTCGTTGTTTCCGTAGCGGATGGCCCAGGCGAACATGCCGCCGTAGGCTGCTAGGGCGCCGAGCACTATGCCTGCGGCGAGGCCGATGAGGATGTAGCCGGCGGCGGTCACTCGTGGACGCGCCTCCACTTGTCTTTCCACATCGACCTCGCCATCGTGGCGGACTTCTCGGCGACTGCTTCTTCGCTCATGTCAGGGCAGACATGGTGGAGCAGCTCATGCAGAACCGTGTCTAGCTCGTCCGCGCCGGATTGGCGGGGATCGATGTAGACTTTGCCGTCGCCCAAGGTCATGCCGTCCGCTTTTTCGCGGCCGAGCTTCTTGCGGACGATGGCGATGGTTCTGCGTGGGGGCATTTAGGCGGCTTTCTTCGCCATGAGCTGGACGTAGTGGAGGTTGAGACGCGCTTGGAAGACCTTCCAGAACGGCTCGGCTGAGAACATCCAAGCGACCTCGAAATCGTCCGGCGACTCCTTGCCGATGCGGACGATGCCGCGGCGCTGGACCTTCATGTCCGGGCGGTTTTCGTTCCAGAGTTGCTCGTAGCCAGCGAGCTGGACTTTGTGCGCGCCAACGATGGCTTTGGATGTCTTCCAGTCGAGGAGGACGATTTTTCCGTCGCGGTCGCGGCTGGGCGCATCGATGGTGCCGCCGAAGAGGTATTCCTCGGAAACCAACTGCACTTCCGGCTCGATGACGGTGAGGCCCTCTTCGTCCCACCAGCGCTTGAAGTTGTTGAACGCGATGGTGGCTTTCTCGACATCCGCGGGGCTGAACTCGGAGAGGTCGGCAACGTGGTTGTGGAGAAAGCACTCAATGAGGAAGTGCGCGATGGTGCCGATGTCGGCGGCCTTGTCGCGCACCTTGCGGTAATCCTGACCTTCCATGCCGAGCTTCCACGCCCAGTGGATGAGTCCGCTGCTGTCCTCGCCGATTTTGGCGATGGTGCTGGCGCCGGGAACGTCGGTGCCGTCTTTGAGCGGATACTTCTGGTGTGCGCGGGTCTTCTCGAGGCGGACGATTTTGCGTCCGTCCTCGGTGAAGCGATCCGGCTCCGCGGGCTTGGCGGCTTTCGCCGCCTTGCCCTTGGCGCTCGGTTTGCGTGTGGTGTTTTTCTTGGGCATGGCGATTACCAGGTGATCTCTTCGTCGTCGGTGCCGGTCTTGGCCGCGGCGGGCTTGGCTTCCGAAACGTCGAAGCCGTAGCTGGCAGCGCTGCCGCCATCGCCCCAAGTGACTAGTTCAAGCACTTGCACCGCTTTGGGCTGCAGCGTAATGCCAGCGCCGAGGCTGGCCGTGTACCAAGCGTAGGGCACGACCGCGACTTTGATCTTGGAGCCGCCGCCGACATTGGCTTCAAGCGGCTGGCCGTCAGCGCCGAAGAGCTTCGGCTGGCGGGAATACTCTTCGCCGGCCTTGGTTTTGCCGATGGCTTTGACCTTGAGCTTCAATTGGACGACACCGTCGTTTTCTTCCCAGGGCGCGGCGTGCATCTTGAGCTTGTCCTTCTTCAGCTCGCGCTTCTTGTTGGCAACGAACTCGGCGAGGATCTCCTCAACGTCATCGAGGAACGGCTTGGCGTCCTCCGCGGACAGCTCAAGGTTGACTTTGAAAACCCCAATGTCGTCGAACTTGGTGTCGGGACGGTTGAGGCTGGGATAGCGAGCGATGCCCGCGGGTGTGGTCAGGGTTGTGTTTGGCATGGGTGTT